GTATGGCATTAAAATGATCAACCAACAGCAGTACAACGGTATTGCTGTTAAGACCGTTACGTCCACGTTCCCACAAGTTATGTGGGTCAACATGACGTTTCCTGATATTGAGATATATCTCTATCCAAGGCCCACGGAAAACTTAGAGTTTCATTTTGTGTCGGTGCAAGAATTAGACAAGCCCGCTACCTTGTCAACAGTGTTGGCTTACCCACCTGGCTATCTGCGTGCGTTTACATACAGTTTGGCCATGGAGTTTGCCCCCGAGTTTGGCGTTGAGCCAAGCCCACAAGTTCAGCGCATTGCCATGACTTCTAAGCGCAATCTGAAGCGCATCAACAACCCAGATGACGTGATGGCCTTGCCTTACGCATTGGTGGCCAACCGTCAGCGTTTCAACATCTATGCCGGTAACTACTAATGAAAACGCCGATTCTTGGCTCTAGTTATGTCGCACGCAGCGTCAACGCTGCGGATGCCAGAATGGTCAATCTTTTCCCTGAGATTGTTCCCGAGGCCGGTAAAGAGCCTGCGTTTTTAAACCGCGCCCCAGGCTTGCGTTTGCTCAACGCCGTTGGTACTGGCCCGATCCGTGGCCTGTGGGCTTTCTCGCCAAACGACGGCGTGGGCTTTGTTGTATCGGGCACTGAGCTTTACAAGATTAACAATGCTTATGTGGCCACCTTGATTGGCACTGTCAGCGGCTCTGGGCCTGTTAGCATGGCTGACAATGGCACGCAACTGTTCATTGCGGCCAACGGCCCTAGTTACATTTACAACAACACAACTAGCGCGTTTGGCCAGATCACTGATCCAGACTTCCCAGGCGCTGTGACGGTCTGCTATCTGGATGGTTACTTTGTGTTTAATGAGCCAAACAGCCAATTAATGTGGGTGACCGCATTGCTAGACGGCACGTCTATTGATCCTTTGGAGTTTGCTAGTACAGAAGGCTCACCTGATGGGCTAGTTGCCGTAACGTCCAACTTCCGCGAAGTATGGGCGTTTGGCACAAACTCAATTGAGGTTTGGTACAACTCTGGCGCAACAGATTACCCCTTGCAACGCATTCAAGGTGCGTTTAACGAACTTGGCTGTGCGGCGCCTTACTCTGTGGCCAAGATGGACAACGGCCTGTTTTGGCTTGGCCGTGACCGCCGTGGCCAAGGTATTGTTTACCGAGCCAATGGTTACGCTGGCGTGCGCATCTCAACCCATGCGGTTGAGTGGCAGATTCAGCAGTACAGCGATCTGACAGACGCTATTGGCTACACATACCAGCAGGACGGCCACAGTTTTTATGTACTGGTTTTCCCTAGCGGCAACACAACTTGGGTCTATGACGCGGCCACACAAGCGTGGCACGAGCGTGCTGGCTTTTCTAACGGGCAGTTTACGCGTCACCGTGGCAACTGCCAGATGGCGTTTAACAATGAAATTGTCATTGGCGACTACCAAAACGGCAACATTTATGCGTTTGACCTAGATGACTTTAGCGACAATGGCAGCATCCAAAAGTGGTTGCGCTCTTGGCGTGCATTGCCTACGGGCACAAACACTCTTAAACGGACAACCCAACACACTTTGCAACTTGATTGCGAGTCTGGTGTGGGCATAAACAATACAATAATTATTCAAAACACTTATTTGCAAGCTGAAAATAATGATTTTCTTATTACCGAATCAAATGATTATTTGCTTTCAGCGCAAGAGGTAATTAACGCTCAAGGTAGCGATCCTCAAGTTATGCTCCGCTTTTCAGACGATGGTGGCCACACCTGGTCAAACGAGCATTGGAGGTCTATGGGAAAGATTGGCGAATATTACAAGCGTGTAATTTGGCGGCGTTTAGGTATGACTGTTAAATTGCGTGACCGCGTTTATGAAGTGTCAGGCACTGACCCTGTAAAGATTGCCATCATGGGTGCTGAACTTATTTTGAGTCCAACAAATGCCTAGCCCTAATGCTACACCAACGCCAATCACGCCTCCGAGAGTGCCGTTAATTGACCCTCGCACGGGTTTAATTGACCGCGCTTGGTATTTGTTTTTCTTGTCACTGTTTGATGCGGCAAGCAACAGTGGCAATGACATTAACCCAAATGTTGTGTCTTTGGTTGCGTCGTATGACGAGGCGTTGCAATCGTTAGCGCAAACTGTTGCCACGCAGCCAGCGCCAGTCAATTTGAGTGCTGAATTGGAAGCATTGACACAAGAAGTAAAAACTGCGCCAAGAGAAGAAATTGGTACGATTGCGCCTCAAAATTATGATAACGTCAACATTACGGGCGGCAAAATATCTGGGCTAGTTCCACCGCTTCCAGTAGCATCTGGCGGCACAGGTCAATCAACATATACCGACGGTCAATTGTTAATTGGCAACAGTTCGGGCAATACACTTAACAAAGCTACGTTAACAGCGGGAACAAATATTACTATCACTAACGGGGCAGGCTCAATTACAATTGGTGCTAGTTTTTCCACAACAGGTTCAACAGGTTCTGTAACACTGGCAAAAATTACCGGCTTAGGGGTTGATGGTTCTTTGACGTTCTCAAACGGTTTGATTACGGCGTTTACCGCGCCAACATAAGGAATATTATGACAGTTACCGTCAAAGTCCTCGTACCGGCAAAGTTTGCCGAAAACGCCCAAACAACCCAGTACACAGCGGCTGGCGTTACTGCCCTTATTGACAAGTTTACCGCAACTAATATTAGCGCATCTGCTGCTACGATTAGCGTAAACTTGGTCACAACCGCAGGCTCGGCTGGCAACACCAACTTGATCACCAAGACCAAGACCTTGCAGGCGTCTGAGGTCTACACGTTCCCTGAACTGGTTGGCCAAGTGCTTGGCATTGGCGACTTTATCAGTACAATTGCAGGCACGGCCAGCGCAATCAACATCCGCGTTTCTGGACGCGAAGTAACCTAATGATCAACCACCACTTTAGCGCAGGGGTCTACGCAAAGGAAACGCTGATACCAGCGGGCCATGTGCTTGTGCAGCATAAACACAAGTTCAGCCATTTGTCGATCCTTGCCAGTGGTTCTATTGAGTTAATGACGGGTGATGAGCGCAAAATTATTCATGCGCCAGCTTGTTTGACTATTGAAGCAAATAAGCATCATGGCGTAAAATCACTTACAGACGTTGTGTGGTATTGCATTCATGCAACCGAATGCACTGATTTGAACGAAGTTGACGAAGTTTTAATTGTGCCAAGCAATCAAGCCCAAGCGCAAGAACTGGCCAAGTGCCTACAGGAGAATTAATATGCCATGGTTTCTTGCTAACGCTTTACCTTTAGCAATTGGTGGAAGTGCATTACTCGGTGCAAGCGCATCTAGAAGCGCAGCTAAAACACAAGCTAGCGCGGCTGACCGCGCTGCTCAACTTCAACAACAACAGTACGAGCAAACCCGTGAAGACTTAGCGCCCTATCGTGCGGCTGGTGTTAGTGCGCTTGGTAAACTAGAAGGCATGGCTGACTACACGCCTTTTAGCATGGATACTTTTTCAAGAGACCCAGGCTATGGTTTTCGTTTGGCCGAAGGTCAGAAAGCGCTTGATCGTCAGGCCGCCGCTCGTGGTGGTTTGATCAGCGGCGGTGCTTTAAAAGCGGCGCAGCGTTACGGTCAAGACATGGGTTCACAAGAATACACAAACGCATTTAACCGTTATCAAATAGAGCGCAACGCTAAACTTGGGCCTTATCAGTCTTTGGCTGGTGTTGGTCAAACTACAGCCAACCAATTAGGTCAATTTGGCGCTGCTAACGCTGCTAATGTAGGCAATTTAATGACTGGTGGTGCTGCGGCGCAAGCAGCTGGTCGCGTAGGTGCGGCCAACGCAGTTACTGGTGGATTAGGCACATATCTAAACTATACAAGCAGCAACAATTTGCTTAACGCATTGCAAAATCGCGGTGGCGGTTTTCCTAGTGGTGCAGGAATGACAAATACTCCATATGATTTTTCTGGTATTTCGGAATATAGTTAAGGAATAATCATGGCCATTGACCCAAACATTGCACTTGGCGTTAGACCCCTAGAGATTGCTAATCCTTTGGCGCAATATGGCCAGATCGCGCAAATTCAAAACGCACAAAATCAAAATCAATTAGCACAGTTTCAACTTAGCGCTGCTCAACGCGCTGAAGCAACGCAAAATGTGTTAGCTAATGCTTATAGTCAATCTATTGACCCTGATACTGGCACAATTAATTACAACAAATTGACCGGTCTTTTGGCAAAAGGCGGTGGCGGGTCACAAATTCCAGGCATTGAAAAAACACGCCGAGAAATTGAAGCTGCTGCGCTTACCGCCAAAAAAATCCAAGGTGAAATTGAAAAAGACCAATTTAAATTGACTCAAGACAAACTTAATTACGGATTGAAGTCTTTGGGTGACTCGCCAACACCGCAAGATGCTATTAAAAAACTTAATGAAGGCCTTAAAAAAGGTTACTTTGATTTTTCTACTGTAAACGCAGAAGCACAGAAACTTCAAAGCATGACTCCAGAGCAATATAGAGAGTACCGAATTGAAAAAGTTTTGGGCCTTGTGGACGCTAAAGACAAACTTGGTTTTATGTTGCCAAAGACACGCGATCGGGACATTGGTGGTCAAATTCAAACTATCCAAGACAATCCAAGGTTGCCAGGTTACGGTATGCCAATTGCTGGCGGCGTTATACCTAAAACCCAAACCTTTGCTGATATTACTTCGGCAAGACAAGCATCGACTTCTGCTGGCCAACTTAACTTGGCACGCGAAAAGTTTGCGTTTGAGCAAGCCAACCCTGGCTATGAACTTAAAGAAGCTGAAGACGGCTCAATTGTGGGTGTTAACAAACGCACACTGCAAGCCTTTCCCGTTAATATTGGTGGCGTTGCTCCAACCGCTGCGCCAACAGCGCCAATGGCTGGTGCGGGTATGCCAGGCGCTCGATTGCCTGCGCCTGCTAGCCAAGCTATCCCTGGCATGACAAGCGTGTTGGATCAACAAGCAGCAATTCCTGCGGCTGGTGTGCCATTGATGGGCAAAGGCACTGCAATGACCGAAGCCCAAAGCAATGCTGCCATGTTTGGTGGCGCAATGTCACAGGCACAAAATACCATCAAACAATTAGAAAAGTCAGGCACTGTTAAGAACGCAGTTGTGCCAGGTCTTTTGACTGGCTTGGCGCAAATGGTTCCATTTGGCGTTGGCGAGAACATTGGTAATGTTATTCAATCAACATTTAATGCAGACCCAACTGGTTTAATTGGGCCAAATGCAAATCAACAGAAATTAGCGCAAGCACAATTGGCGTTTGCCACGGCTTATTTGCGTAAAACCTCTGGTGCAGCCTTTGGCGCGTCTGAGGTATCTAACACAATTAAAGAATTTTTCCCTTTAATTGGTGACTCCCAAAAAGTAATTGAACAAAAAGAAGCTGCTAGAGATCGTGCTGTTGAAGGCATGAAAATGTCTACTAATAAAGAAGGCAGAAAATACATTGAAGGTTATGGTAGTGGAGGCGCTCCAGCAGGCGGTGGCCCTATACCTAATGCAACGCCAACCAATCCATTGGGGCTGAGAATACCTGGAGTCAGATAATGGCCACACTTGCAGAGTTTCGCGCACAGTACCCACAATATGACGCCGTGCCAGACCTTACTCTGGCCGATTCTTTGCATGAAAAATTTTATGCAAAAATACCTAAAATGGATTTTTATAAGACCATTGGTTTAGGTTCGGCTGCTGCAATACCAGGCGCTGAGAATGTTGTAACTGGTGTTAAACCACCAGCAGTGTCTATGCGTGATCGCATTATGGGTGTGATTGAAACACCATTAGCACTTGGTGCTACTTTGGGTGGCGCCGCAATTGCACCGCTTGTTGGTATTGCAGGCACTTTGGCTAGTGGCAAATACGGCACGCAAGAAGGCATCCGCGCAGGCGAAGAGGCTATGAAGGCCGTTCAGTACCAGCCACGCACACAGACGGCTAGAGAGGCTTTGGGCGCTGTGGGTGAGTTCTTGCAACCAGTTACCAGTGCTTTGCCACCAACATTGGGTGCAACTGGTGCAACCCTCAATGCCTTGGCTCCTGCGGTTGCAACACAAGCCAATGTGCTTGCACGTCCTATTGCAAGACAAGTAGCAGTACCAGTTCAAAATGCTTTGGCTAATGTAATGACACGCGAACAACAGCCTGCCATGGTTGGCATGGGCGCTGCGTCTACTGGTGAAGACTTAATGCGTCAGCAAAGGTTACAGCAATTTAATATTCGTGCAAAACTTGGTGAGCGCACTAAAAATTTGCCGCAACAACAATTTGAATCTGAAGTTGAGCGTGGCGTAATAACTGGCATTTCTGAAGAAGCCAAAACCAAGCTACAAGAACAAATGAAACTTTTTGAAGCTGGTAAACAAAAAGATATTATTAGAAATTTTGAACGAATGACTGAAGAAGTTGGTTCAACTGCTGATCGTGGTGAAATTCGTAAAACTGGCAGAATTATTGATAAAGTTTTAAATAATGAATACACCAAAAAATTTGATGCGTACAAAGAAAAATACAGATTGGCAGATGAATCTGGCGAAACCTTAGAACAAGTTCCATATCAAAGTTTGCTTGATTACATTGGAACAAAAAGCACTACACGCCGAGAAAAACTAGACCCAATTTTAAATGATGTGGCTGAATTGTTAGCCATGAATGATCCACAAAAAACTGGAACTATTTCAATTCGCAATTTAGAAGACATTTACCAAGTAGTTGGAACAGTCAAAGATTCACCAAGCGCTAAACCATTAAAAGATTTGATTACTCAAATTGGTGATGGTGCTGGTGGCAAATTGTATCAAGAGGCTCGTCAAGCTAGAACGCAATTAGCCAAAGAATTTGAAGACGTTAACCGTGTTGACAAACTGCTTGGCACAAAAGCTGGCTATAAAGACCGTCGAGTAGCGCTTGACGATGTGTATAACCACATTGTGCTTGATGGCTCACTAGAAGAAATGAGAACTGTTACGTCACTGCTAAAGAAAACACCAGAGGGCAGAGAAGCGTACAAAGAATTGCAAGGACAAACTTTGCAACGCATGAAAGATTTGTTGCTTAAAAAAGGCGATGAAACAGATGCTGTTCGTTTAGATAGATTTAGTAATTTTGTTACTGAACTTGATCGAGAAGAAAAACTTGCTTACATGTTTGGTAAAACTGGGCGCAATGAAATTATGGATTTGCGTCAAGCCATTAAAGATGTAATGGTTAAAGAACCTGGTGCGGTGAACTACAGTAATACTTCTGGCGCTGTTTTGCGTGGGCTTGAGGCTTTGCAAGCAATAAGGTTTCCTGGGGCTAAATCAGCTGCTGAAATTGCCCGTACTATAGAAGTTAAGAAAAAAGTCAAAGAAGCGCTTAAACAACCAAACCAGTTGGCTCCAAAACAACCAAACCAAAACGCTTTGACAAATAAGCCAGTCAAGATTGAATTAACCGGCATGGCCAACAAATAATGGACTCTCAGGTTCTTTTCAACATTGCGGTGAGTTTGACGGGGTTTTTAGGCGGTTGGGTGCTGAACAACATCTACCG